TACTCTGCATTGTGTTAGCATTGTCGATGACAGGAGTCATCTTGATCGTCTGCAGTTGCTCAATGTTGTACTCGTGAGGATTCTGTGCAAAATATGCCCGCTCTGGACGGTCGAGGAACACGTAATCTGCATAAAACCGTGCAGTGGGCATGTAGCTTGTATCTATACCGGGTATGTTGTAGGGCTCATTGAACACAATTTTGAGCTGTACGTCATGATACTGCAGGGCGACAAGGGGCAGCGAGGTGGACAGGTATCTTGTGAAGAACAGTGGGAGGTCCAGATAAAAAGTTCTCACTGAACCGGCGACGTCGTCTGGTCTGAAGTTCATCATGCGGTAGTTTGCAGCACGCATCTCAACGTTGTTGAATGTTTCGTCGTGCAAACGCATCCACATGGCCGCATCATTGATGATCTCTATGTCCTGGCCGCCGATGACAACGGTTATACTCTTGATGAATTGTTCAACCGGGTAGAAAGAGGGAATACTTGATTTCATCATAGTTATTTGCAGCACACAACTCTTGATGAGGTCGCCCTTTCTAGCAATAGTTATCATACTGGGAGATCCATACAACAGGTCAAATACGGTTTCTTGAGATTCTATCGCAAAGTTTGTCTTGCGGACAGAGCTCCTCTTCCACAGCGACCGCTGGGGGTCGCCCGTCAGAAAAACATCCTGCGCGCCGACTGCAACTAGCTGGACAAGTCCGCCCATGATATCTTTTATGTATAATACTTTTATTTTTCGTGGTTTTTTCCATTCTGGTATTAATCACTTATCTCGGCGGTTCAAAAGACTGTTTGTCGTCGCAAAAGACACTTGTTTCTCTTTTTTTGTCTCTGGCGCAGGCGTCGGAGGGAGCAACCTCACACGCCAAAACCCAATACCTATTGCGATTGCCGTCGTCACGACAGCGGCTACGCCTGGCCCGCTCGCTTGAAACCTGTGTAAAAACCCACCTTCTGCAAACCATGATTGAATAAACTGTACCCAGGACAATGCAGCAACAATCCCGGCGGCAGTCACGAGCGTGTCAGCAAATCTGATTGTGAGATCTTCACTCGTTGATTTGATGTCCGTCTCCACTTTCTTTATATTTGTAGTCATTTATATGACAAAATATAAAAATGATTTCTTACTATATACACCACACGATGTTCGACCTTGTTAAACAGAGGCCCTATGCATTTTCACTATTGGTATTCATGATAATAACATTCGTGTATCTCATCAGTTCTGGATTCCTCACGAAACTTGTTGTCGGCACGATAGAGTTTGTCTTACTTTTAGCCGTGCTTGCGTATGCTGCATATGCTGCGCTTTTCAGGAAACTTCCATTGATGTGATTACACGCAACTCTTGGAAACAAGGAACTCTGCATCTCTCTTTGATATAGGTCGTCTCACGCGACGGTTGCACAGTTTATTTTCAGCATAGAGCTCCATTTCTAAGTCGAGTGCATCGATCTTCTGTATCTTCTCTCCCTCGGTTCTCGTTGCTGTCAACAGCACGGCGGCCTTGGCTTTTTCTTCCTCGATGTCTTTGATGAGTTCGGCATATGCCTTTGACGCAGCTTGTTGCGCCTTGGCTTCGCGCTGCTTGGTGTTCTCGACCACGATTTTTGCAATTGGAGCGCCCTGTGCCTCCTTGGTGTCTTTCTCCACACCTACGACTCCGACTGTTTTCTGCACGACAGTGCCTGTGTTCTTGGCCACTTCAGCATTCGTTTTCTCCATAACACCGCGTTCTTCAACAAGCTTGACGTCCACCTTTGGAGCTTCAAGGATGGTCTTTGAATCCACTGGTGTCACGGGCTTTGGCTTCACCAAGGGGAATTTCACGTCCTTTACCTTTTTTATGGTGAATGACCATATCTTCTGGATATCATCCCAGTTATTGTACAGCAGAAAGCCTACCCCAGCCAATGCTATGAATGCGGTAACGACGATCACTGCAACGTAACTCTTTTTCATTTATTTTACACAATATTTTAAAATACATTCATTACATCAAAATAAAGTACTTGCATATCTTGATCACATGTCCTTGTCATTCTTTTCCTTCTTTGCCCAGTGCGCATCATACTCGGCTTCTTTGGCCTTTGCCTTCTTGACATCCCTTTTTTCCTTTGCATCTTCGACGTGCAGACGAATGCGGCGATAATGGGCATACTGAAGAGAAGTGTAAAAAATGACACCCGCGGTGACGGCCTCACCCAGAATGCGAGATGACTCTACGATATCAAAAGACTTCACGCGTACATTGCGGGGCTGGATGACCTTTGGGGTGCGATACGTTGGGCGAGCGGGAGCGAATACACGGGAGGTAATGCAAGTGGCCATGGTTTGGGTGATATATAAAGAAAATTATTTATTTTAAGGTCTAAAGCGTCGATATACAATTATATCGACGCTTTACATTGACATCATTTGACCCATGAACATATATTGACGCAACAGGTATTTAAGAGAGGTGTGTGTTATTAAAAACAGTAAACATGTCTTCGATTAAGGCAATCCTGATGGTGTGCGCCCTCGCAACCACGGCCTTTGCCGCGAACGTAAGATTCCACAACAGTTGCAATACCGACGTATGGCTCGAGAAGTCTGCATTGGTCGTCGCTCTGAAGCACCCGCATTTCCAGTGTGGTTGGACAGACATGCTGAACGTTGTATCCGGCAAGACTAGGCAAGTGCCCGCCTGGGGAGTTGAGCCCTTTTTCGTGCCCAGCACGTATGCCGCCTATGATGCCAATGGATACAATCTCCCGAAGATGACCTACGCCGAAGTAGAGAGCAAGGTTATCCAGGAGCGCAAAGAAAATGGCATCCCTGAGCCAGGGCGCACGCAGGGAGCAATGGCGGAATGCACTGCCATGTTCATTAACTCGGATTACATCAACGTGACTGCGGTAAAGGACGTGTATCTGTGCGCACCGAAGAAGACCGTGAAAATGATCACTGTCGTGAATAAATGTCAGAGGCCGGTCCGTGTGTCAGTCTTTGGTAAGGCGTTTAAGGGAAACTTTGTGTGCTCGTCACCCGACTACCAAGAAATTAAGGCGGGCAAGACTGTGCAGATGCCTATTCGCCAGTTTGAGAAGCTCTATCTGGCTACTTCCATGCCTGGCGATGTACCATCTAAGCCCACTGAGAAGCCCGTGTTCTCCGGGAAGAAACTGCTCTCCAAACTGACCTTCGCTCAGGTCTCGAGTGGGAGCCACTACGCTGATGGCGAGTGCTACCAGAGCGGGAACAAGTACTCTCCAATCACATTGTCGAGTGCTATTTACAGCCTCTGCAGCGCCATCTAAACAAATGCTATGAAAATGCTTGATTGTCCTGAAATAATGTAAAAATCAGATAAATAAACCGAGTAAACAAGCCGCAAGTATATATTCAAGGATTCCACTTAGATACTCTCATATTTCTCATCTCAAGATATGTGTTTGGGATATGGTCTTTGACTGAAGAGCCGGAGCAGCCACCATAAAAGGCCGATTGCGACATTGCAGTTATGACGAAGTTATTGGGATCCGCAGACCACATAATTCCGTTTTGCGTAGCTTCTTTCCCGTTCACATAGATGTATGCTATACCGTTTCGTTGTCCTGCATCATTCAATTTGAGACCTATTTTGAGACTGTTCCAATCTCCCTCTTTGATATTTTGAAAGTCATTGACCATATTTCCAAGGCCGCACCTGTCTTCCTTTGCCATAGCACCAACCTGCGATGTCTGATTATTGAAGTAGAAATATTGATATACGCTTGGCGACTTTCCAAACATAATACGGTAACTGGCGCCGGTGCATCTTTCTTGTCTGCGCAACCAGATGCCCGTCCTGTTCCTCCGCGTGGAGCCAGGAATAACCCTCCGAGCTTTCCTTGGCATCCTATGAAGAAACCCTTGGGGAAGAACACATCCCATTCCAACAAGCACGATTTCTCCATTTCTCTGGGGATTGGTTTGTTAATAGTTCCACGATCTCCACCGCCTCCTGCATAATTTCCTTGGTTCATAGGGAAGCGCATTGTTCC